ATGATTTAGATCTTAGCCTGCTTGATATTGAAGATACCTCCAAAGAAGTGGAGGTCATTCTCCCCGATGGCGAAATGGAATTTGCCGAAGAGGATATCGAGCAGCTAACCGATGGCACCATGCTGGTGGGGCCACCCCCCGCCGAACCATTAGGTGGTGAGGGCGAAGATTTCTACCTCAACCTAGCCGAAGCCCTGGATTCTTCTGATCTCGGTAAGATTTACAACGAAGCCCTTGCCGATGTTGAGGCGGATAAATCCTCTCGCAAAGAGTGGGAAAAGCAGTATCGCGAGGGTCTTGAATACTTAGGCATGCGTTTTGAAGACCGGACGGAACCTTTTGAGGGTGCCTCCGGTGTAGTTCATCCATTGCTTGCTGAATCTGTCACCCAGTTCCAATCCCAAGCGTATAAGGAATTGCTCCCAGCGGGTGGCCCTGTTCGCACCCAGCTGATCGGTGCAGGTAGCCCGGATGCAGATCGGCAGGCATCGCGTGTTCAGGAGTACATGAATTACCAACTGATGGAGGTCATGCGGGAGTACGATCCTGAGACCGATCAGTTGTTGTTTTACTTGCCCCTGTCGGGGAGTGCGTTTCGTAAGGTTCACTATGATCAGGGATTAGGTCGAGCGGTTTCGCGATTTATTCCATCTGAGAAGTTAATCGTGCCTTACGGAACGGCGAGTCTTGAGAGCGCTACCCGTATTACCCACATCCTCGATATGCCCATGAACGATGTGCGGAAACTGCAGCAGTCAGGGTTCTACCGTAAAACCGATCTGAATCGTGGCAATTTACCTGCCCGTAGTGGGGTGCAGGAAGAGATTGATGAGCTCCAGGGTGAGGAGCCCTCATACGCTAGTTCTGATGACTGCGAAATTTATGAGATGCATGTCGATCTGGATATCCCCGGCTATGAGGATCGGGATGAGGCAGGTGAGATCACTGGCATTAAGCTGCCTTACATTGTCACGTTCTCACCGATGCAATCGACGGTGTTGTCGATTCGACGTAACTGGCGTCAAGACGATCCGGCGCAGAAGAAGATTGATTACTTTGTTCATTACAAGTTCCTGCCTGGTGTAGGTTTTTATGGTTTTGGTCTAACCCACATGATCGGTGGGTTGTCGCGGAGTGCAACCTCCATCTTGCGGCAGCTTATTGATGCTGGGACTTTGGCTAATCTCCCCGCCGGGTTTAAGGCACGCGGCATTCGTATTCGTGATAGCGACTCCCCTCTTCAGCCCGGCGAATTTCGCGACATGGATGCGCCAGGAGGCTCTCTTCGTGAAGCCTTAATGCCGCTGCCGTTTAAGGAGCCAAGTGGCACCTTGTTGAGTTTACTTGGGATGTTGGTCGAATCAGGCCAGCGCTTTGCATCGATTTCTAATCTGCAGGTAGGCGATGGTAATCAGGAGGCGCCCGTTGGCACGACGGTAGCGTTGCTCGAGCGTGGTTCGCAGGTGATGAGTGCGATTCACAAGCGCCTGCATTATGCCCAGCGTGTTGAGTTCAAATTATTAGCCAACGTCTTCCGCGATTCGTTACCACCGTCGTATCCGTACATGACGATCAATGGTGATCAGAATGTGAAGCAGACGGACTTTGATGATCGTGTAGACGTTCTGCCAGTTTCCGATCCGAATATTTTCTCCATGAGTCAGCGGGTGATGCTGGCACAGGAGATGCTGCAACTGGTGCAGTCGAATCCCGAGGTGCATGGCCAGCAGGGTACGTATGAAGCGTATCGCCGGATGTATGAGGCGATGAACGTTAAGAACATTGAGGAGTTATTGCCTGTACCTCCGCAACCGCAACCTCAAGGCTGTGCTGAAGAGAATGCGATGTTTGCAACGGGACAACCTTATCAACCTTTTGCAGATCAGAATCACGACGCACATATCGAATCGCACATGGCGATGTACAAGACCAGCTTAGTGCAGACCAACCCTCAGATTCAGGCGATCATTCAAGCGCACGTCTATGCCCACATTGGCTTTGAGGCACGCAAGCTCGCTGAGCAAGATCCCGAGGTACAGCAGATGCGGCAACAACAACAGCAGCAGCAACAGCAACAACAACAACCCCCGCAGGGGATGCAGGGGATGCAGGGTATGCCCCCGCAAGGGATGCAGCAAGGAGGCTATGCCTCTGCTGGTCCACCCCCTCCGCAGGAAGGCCAGCCTGACCAATTTCAACAATTCTTTGAGAGCAAAGTCGCCGAGATTTGTGCTCAGTTGATTGAAGGGGTAGCCCCGCTCTTCCAGGTAGAGCCACCGGAAGATCCGTTAGTTGATCTCCGTCGTGAGGAGATTGCGGTTAAAGCTGAAGATGTAGAGCGTAAGAAACGTGAGGGTGAGGAACGTATTGGCCTTGATATTGAAAGGTTAAACGAGCAAAGTCGCCTCACCGAAGAGCGCATCGATTCATCGGAAGATATTGCTGAGATGAAAGACAGAACGGCTCAGGATCGTTTGGATCAGCAACGTGAGTTTAAATTAGCCGATTTACGACGTGGTCGGTAACAGGAGGCCCTGATGAGTTCTGTTAGAGAAAAAAGAGCAGCGGTGCATAAAGCTCAGGTAAAAGCAGAAGAAGCTTTGAATCAAGGCGCTCCTGCTCCTGCTGCAGAACCGGCCCCAAAACCCAAGGCTAAGCCGAAAGCTAAAGCGCCGAAGAAGACGGCGACCAAGAAGAGGAAATAGTTATGGCGAGCAAACGTCAGACCAGTTTTCGTGACCCCAAGGTGACCCGTAATAATTTTCGGGTGAAGGACCAGGGCACGGTGCCTTATCCCAAAGTTGAGCGTGTTGCCAATGGTGGACCGCCGAAGCCTGGGATGGGCAAAGGTAAATCCAAAGGTGGTGGTGCTGCTATTCGTGGGACCAAATTTGAGGGCGTCTTTTAGTGGCGTATTTCCCTCAGTTTGGGATGCAGCAGCAGATGGGGATGGCCCCTATGCAGCGGCAGATGCAGCCTGCCTTTCAAGGTCTTCAACGTCTTCAAGGCCTCCAAGGATTAGGCCAATATGGACCCCAAGGATTAGGCCAAGGAATAGGTGGCCAAGGCTTTCAAGGTCTGATGGGTCTTCAAGAGAGGCTCGCTGCATTACAAAATCAACAACTAGGTGCTTCGCAGCAACTCAATCCCGGTTTTTCCAATGTGCGAACCACCGATATGGGATTAGAGGAAACCTTGAGGAGGCAGCGTGGGGACTTACAAGGTCTAGGTGGCCCCGGAGATTGGGCTCAACGCATAGGAGATCTCGGGCAGCAAACGCAGCCACCGCCATTGACGGCAGAAACCAATCGGATGTATAGCGGCGCTCAACAAATGGAGCAGTGGAGAAATCGCCAACGTGCCGAAGAGATGCAACGTGCGACGCCCCAACAACTTCTACAAGGTCTAGGTGGCCGTGAAGACACAGCTTTACCAGGTACGGGGCAAACTCAGCCTGCTCCTAATATGCGATATGCAGGTGGCTCCCCTGATTTTGATGAAAAAACGGGGCGGTATAGGCCAGGTACTGATCCCCGACAGCCTGCTCCTAATATGCAATATCATCCTGAAGATCCAAGAATAATGGGTGCTGGGTTCCCTGGTGGTCCACCGATACGGAGTCCAGGTGCTGCAGAGCAAGAAGCAGGAAGGAATGCAGCACAAATAGCGGAAGCAGAAGCTTTTAAACAACGTGGGATGCCAGGTGCTGCAACGCAAATAGGCGCACCCCCTCTGACGCCCACTAAAATACCGCCTGGTACAGGTGGGGTTAAGCCTGCACCACCGCCAGCGCCGACTCCACCACCACCTGGACAGATTGGTGCACAACCACAAGCGCCGACAGGTCAAATACCCCTTACCGGCCCGACTGAACTAGGCGCTCCTGCATCTGATCCCGCTTGGGCTCCTGGAGGAAGATGGGGTTCACCTCCTGGGCAACCAACTCCACCACAAGAACCACGACTTGGCGGCGGTGCACCTGAAGGTTTCATACCGCCTCCCCCTGGCTCTATGAATACTATGGCCATGGTGCCTTATTACAATCCTGAAACAGGGGAAACTTATACTGCATCAAGTGGTGGGTGGACT